CCGGGCATGGTTCGCTCTTTTCCGTGTTGGGATTGTAGCGGTACGGCTGGTCGAGCCGGGGCCATGCAAAGGTCACATTTTTGAAAACGAATTTCTTGAAGTCAGGGTTGGCCATTACGTGTTCCTTCCGTATATCTGGCGTGTTGCTGGCTGCTAGTTGGGCCGCAGCCTTGGCCGTTCTCTCAGCGGCTTCTATCGCCCCCTTGAGAATTGCTTGCTGATCGCGGTGCGCTTCTGCAATGTCGTCGGCCATGTTGCTGTCAAACAGAAACAGGGCGTCGATCATCAGGCTCTCTGCAATCAAATATTCGTTGAGTGTTTCAAGTGTTTCGATGCCTTCAATGGCATCGATGATTTGGCGCTTGGTGCGGTCTGCCCGCGTCCAGTTGGTGAAACGCACCGCCATTGTGTCGTCAACAATTTCAGACTTTGGCGTGGGGGTGGCGCAGGCGTCGTCGGTGTCCAGCCCGGCAAAGGGGTCTGCGTCAAGCACATCAAAGGTCATAATTCCACCTCGTTAAATCCGATATGATTGGCCCGCATAAAGTCGCGGGTTTCATCGACGCTGCGGACGACTGCCACGCGGTAGCCCTTGTGCCGCAGCATGTCATGCACGGCGGTCTGCGCGGGGCTGACGCGGCCTTTTGGGGCTTTCACCTCAAGAAAGAATGGGCCTGTTGTTGCGAAGGGCAAAACGATCAGGTCGGGAAAGCCGGGCAACATGCCTGCGGATTTGTTGCGCATGGCGGCAATCATGCCAGCCTTGCCGCGCTTGCCGTGTTCATTGACGCAGTGCTGCACAATGACGCCTGGCATTACTGCCCGCAGCCATTTGATGATGCTGATTTGCACTTTCAGTTCCGGCTGTGCCATTAGAACGCCCCTTTTGAAAAATGCGCGGCCCCATTCATCGGGGTTGCCCGGTAAAGGGCCGCGCAAGGTGCCGCGCCTGGGGTCTTGAAGGCGCGGTAGGGAGGGGCAGTAAATGTGGCGGGATCAACAGCCCCCCGGCCCGCCTCCGAGGTCAAAAGGGAGGAGCCCCTCGGCTGATGATTGTTGTATGGGGTCATGCTGCGGCCCCTGGCGCGTGATACGCGGTCACGAAGAAATCTTCGGGCCGCACATCTATTTCGCCGCGTGATGCCGCCTCAAGGATTTTGATCTGCGCTGCATTTGGGATAGCACCGCCTGTACCGCCGCGCTCTCTTGGGTAGGTCCAGCGATGCACAACGCTTTCGGTCCGGCCTGCAATCTTAGCAGTCGCGGTAACGCCGCCGCATTTTTTGATGATCTTTTCGGCAGGTGTCATAAAATACGCTCCATTGCTGAAACATACTTTAGATTATCGAAAGTTGAAGCGCAACCCCTTGTCTTTCGATAATCGTGATAGCATCTATAAAGTCATGACTTACAATAATCGAATGAGATTGGATTGGATAGACAAGCAACTTGAGTTGCGCGGCCTGACCCGCCGTGCGCTGGCTGACGCCATCCCCACGCTTACGGAGAGCAAGCTATCTTTGACAATGAAAGGTGAGCGCAAGCTTACCGCTGTTGAGGCTGACAATATCAGACGGTTTTTCGGGTATCGCCTACCAGATGACCCCCCAAGAAACATAGCTGACGCGCTACAGGACCAGCTTGCATTACTTGGTGACGATCAATTACGGACTGTAGCACTGTATCTGGAAGCCCTGACGGGTAATTCTCCAACTCAGCGTGAAGAATTCTAAAGAACGAACCGACCGCATCAACATTGCTTTTGTAGCTTCGACTGATATTCTCAACGTCAAGCTTGCGGCTCATGCTTTACCCCCCCCTAGATTTCGATAATCACAATTATATCACAATGACAATTCTACCTAAAGTAAGCAACCCCCTAACTAGTCATTTGCGTTAAGTTTCGTTAATCGAAAGTTTTGCTTGCTCTTTGACTTTCGATAATCTAAACCTTTCCTCACACCAACATGGAAAACGGAGGAACGGACATGACCAACGCACCCGACAATCTTACAATCCGGCTGGCGGGGCTTCGCGCCCTTGCCCGTTACAACCGCGACGTATCGCGTCGGACGGTGACACTGCCCAAGACTGAATATCATGACGCCAGCGCCCGCAAAACGCCTGCATCGGCGGAAAGCCGGGCGCAGTCATGACCAAATACACCGCATTTGAAAACATGGCCCGCGCAGCAGCAGCAGCGCCCGTCACCACATGGCGCGTTGATTACCGCCAGCCAGACGGCACCCTTGAGCCTGTCGGGGACACCCATGCCACCCATGACGCCGCCTATGACGACTATGCGGAAAGCCACAAATTCTATGCGCATGATGATCTGGTTGTTTGGGCGCTGCACAGCGACGGCATGGCCGAAGATGTGACCGCATCATTCAAATACGAAATGCAAAATATTGCCGAACAGCGCGGCTTGTTGCCCGACGACGACGAACAGAGCGAACACGATTTTCAGCGCAGCGTTGCCTATTGCAGCGGGCATTTTTCGTAATCAACCGCAACAGCAACATAACGCTTCTTTGAAGGGGTCTAAACATGGATCAGTTGAGCGACAACCGAAAAGAGGCAATTGAACTGGCACGGTCGTTTGGCTGGTCAGTGACGCGAAAGTCCTCAAGGCAATGGGAATTTACGCGCCCCGATACAGGCGGTCTGTGGGACTTGTTTAGAATTTCCCATGCATCACTCTCAATCGGATCAGTGCTTACAAAGTTTGAAAATTATGAGCCTGATTTGGGCGGTCCAACTCTGCGGGCTGTGAATGAAGCCCGCAGAAAATGTCACGCGGATTGGTTGGAAAAACGCCGCCCGCTTTTAGCTAAAGAACAGGACCAATGAAATGATGATGCTCCGGGACATACCCCGCGCCGTCACCAGCACCGCGACCGAAAAGCTGCTGATGTTGTCCAGCCGCGCCGTTTGCAGGCTGACCCATGACCACTTCATTCTGCGGCAAGCAACAGGCCGCGAAATTGACGCTGCCGCTCTTGCTGATCTGTCTGACAAGCTGGGCAGGATAGCCCATGAACAAGCCCGAAAGGGGGCGCACTGATGTTGCGCGTCCTTGATCTTTTCAGTGGCATCGGCGGATTTAGCCTCGGCCTTGAACGCACAGGCGGCTTTGAAACTGTCGCCTTTTGTGAAATTGAGCCGTTCCCAAGAACAGTTCTAGCGAAACATTGGCCGAAGGTTCCGATTTATGAAGATGTTACCAAACTCACAAACCACGTTCTTGAACAAGACGGAATTTCCGTTGACGTCATTACAGGCGGGTTCCCGTGCCAAGACATTAGCGCCGCAGGAAAACAAGCCGGCATCAAAGACGGAACCCGAAGCGGTCTTTGGTCTGAAATCGTCCGTCTTGTTGGCGAGTTACGACCAAAATACGTCATCGTGGAGAACGTCTCAAACCTGCTTAGTGGCCCTTCTGAACAAAGAGGCGGATGGTTTGGCCGCGTTCTCGGAGACTTGGCCGAATGCGGGTATGATGCGGAATGGGAAAACATACCAGCGTCAGCCGTGGGCGCTCCCCATCGCAGACAGCGTGTCTGGATTGTTGCCTACCCCAACGACCAGCGATGCGAAGGGCGCATCGAAAAACAGGTTTTACAAGTCGCCAGCAAGTCACGGGAATTTGTGCGAGAGTTTGAGGGACAATTCAGACGACCCCATTTATCCCCATCCCGATTTTGTAACGCAAATGATGGGGTTCCCCGCCGGGTGGACCGATTGAAAGCCCTTGGCAATGCGGTCGTCCCGCAAATCCCGCAAATGATTGGCAACGCAATCCTAGCAGCCGAAAAGGAAACGCAATGACCAGTTGCCCGCACTGCGAACAAGAACTGATCCTTGCCCACGATTTCGCAAGGGACAATGTTCTGCGCTATGGTGGCCGCGCCACAACCGCAACGCTGTGTTGTGGCAACATGGTTGCGCATCACCGGACGCAATACACCTATATTCGCCCCGCGCCGATGCCGAAGGACCGCCATGACGACTGGGGTTTCAAGGCCGAAAAGCCAACAGAGGCCGTCAAATGAGCGCACCATACACGCCAGAAACGCTTGCAAACCGCTGGGGCGTCAGCGCACAAAAGGTCAGAAACATGTGCGCGGCGGGTGAAGTCGCGCACTTCCGGCTGGGCAAGCTGTACCGCATCCCCGCCGTTGCAGTGGAGGAATACGAAGAATGCCAGACATCAACATCGGGCGTCTCAGGGGCGGGTTCTGCGTCTACTGGTACGACGCAGCCGGAAAACGTCAGCGCCATCAGCTTAAGGCACTCACCCGAAAGGAAGCGGAGGCAGAAGGAATAGATGTTTTCAGGCGTCACAGTAAGCGCGATGCAGGCAGCGTCACGGTTGCTTACATCTGGGCAGAATACCGCAAAACGCTTGCGGGTCGCCCTACTCACAAAACGCTTGGCTATACTGGCAAGGCAGTATGCCGACACCTTGGAGAGTTTAAGCCAAGCCACATCGACCAGGACAGATGCAAGCTTTACGCTGCACAACGCGAAAGGGAAGGCGTCAGTATCGGGACAATACACACCGAACTGGGCCACCTCCGATCCGCTCTGCGATATGCCGCCAAAACTCGACTGATCGACTACGCGCCCCACATCTGGCGACCGTCAAAGCCCACGCCCAAAGAACGGTTCCTGACCCATGGCGAAATCACCCAACTCATTGACGCCACGGCTGCACCGCATGTCCGGCTTGCCATTATCCTCATGCTTGGCACTGCCGGGCGCGTTGGCGCTATCCTCGACCTCGAATGGGACCGCGTGGATTTTGAACGCGGGGTGATCAACCTGCGCCTGCCAGACAGCACCACCCGCAAGGGCCGGGCCGTTGTGCCGATGAACGGCATGACCCGTGCCGCGCTGGCATCTGCCAAGGAAGCGGCATTGACTGATTATGTGATCGAATATGGCGGGGGCCGCGTCAAGAATATCCGCAAGGGGTTCCACAACGCCTGCGCCCGCGCCGGGTTGGATGGCGTCACGATCCACACCCTGCGCCACTCGGCTGCGGTTCACATGGTCAGCGCTGGCGTGGCGATGGAAAAGGTCTCGCAATACCTGGGTCATAGCAATGTGCAGATCACCGCGCACGTCTATGCCCGGTATGCGCCAAGCCACATGCAAGACGCCGCCGATGTTTTGAACTTCACAAGCATCAAGTTTGCGGGGCGCTAGGTTCATTGAACCTGGGGTCACTTCTTATTTCGGCGCTAAGTCATTGAAATGTATTGCGGCCGTCATTGGTTTTGAACTTAGGCCGCATTCGATGTGAACGAAGCCACCCTAGGCCAACCTGCTGTTTTTCAGTTGAAAGCGCGCTTTGTAAAAGGCCGTTTGCCCAATGGGCGCTCTTTGTTTTGGTTCACGCAGGTTCAATGAACTTGGGAACGCTTCTTTTTTACGGCTCCTTTTGCTGGATGATGCGGAAGCTGTATTTCATACCAGCAGGCTCAGAAATCTCCCCATGACCGGATCGCGCCATGTGGAAGGCGTCAAAAGAGTCTTCGGCTTCCACTTCGATGTGGCGCTCACCGCTGTACTTCATCTTCACGGTAAATTTCGGCATCATTCCGGCTCCTCTTGTGCTACCACTGACAGGGCTTCCATCACCATGCGAGGCGTCAACTCGTGCCCTGGCGTAGGGCATCCTTCCCATCCCTCCCAGAAGCATTCATCAGCAAGCCCGGCCTTTATCCAGGCGTCACATATTTCTTCCACAGTCATACTTCGCCCTCCTTTTGTGCTTTAATTATGCGCCTCGCTTCCGCCTTGGCCTTGCCGCGCGTTTCGTGTCGGCCCCCGTGCGGCAACCGCTTTGGCCTGCCATACGCACAAGTGACGGCAGGGTAATACCAATACACGCCCTGCCCCTTGCTGGCAGTCGGCTTACCCGCAACCGTTGAGAATTTACCCATCATTCCGACTCCTTTTGTGCTTCTACTTTTGCCAGCGGCTTGTCGATCACGAAGCCGTCAAAGCCCCGGCGTTTCCAGTTGTAATATGACTGCACCGACTTGATGGGCGGGGCGTCAGGATCAGCCTTGCGCATTTCCTCGACCACCTGCGCACCTGTCAGCCCGCCATCGTGGATCAACGGCCACAACTCAACCCATCGTGCCAGCCGCAGCGGGTAATCCTTGACGAAGTGCATCTTGCCCATGCGCCCGCCCCGCGCTCTGTGCGCGGCAATCCCGGCCTTGGTGCGCTCTGAGATAAGATCACGCTCCATCTGCGCAAACGCTGCGCATATCGTCAGGAACATGCGCCCCATGGGTGTTTCGGTGTCAATGCTTTCGGTCAGGGAAACCAGCTTGATCCCGGCTTGCTCCATGCTCTGCACCGCGTCCAGAACGCCCATTGTAGAGCGGCCCAGCCTGTCGAGACGCCACACCACCAGCTTGTCGCCGGGGCGCATGACCTTAACCGCCCGCTTCAAGCCGGGGCGGTCCATCGTGGCCCCCGTCATTTTGTCGGAAAAGATGAAGTCAACAGGATAGCGTTTCAGCGCATCCTCTTGCAGGTTGAAGTCCTGATCGTCTGTTGAGACGCGCATATAGCCATATGTTTTCATGCTTTCCAACATAAGCGCGGCTGGCGTATGTGTAAAGATGTAAAATAATTCTGCTATGCGTGCTTTTTTGCTTGATCCCGCCCGTATATGCTATAATGTGTAATTAACGAAACGCAGAACAGGGAACGAAACAATGACCACATCAGCAAACGCCACCGAAGAACAAATCTTGGCCGCATTTGCAGCCGCAGGCCATGAATACTTAGATATTGATGACCTTGCGTTCACGCAAGAAACGCTGGGCGACTTCAAGGTTTCCGCGCAGACTTGGGCGGAATGCAAAGGCGTTGACGATGAAATTTATGAAGGTTTCGCAGCTGTCGAATTTGACGGCGTTCAAGTGAACCCCGGCCAGCAGCGCCACGCCCTGACCGTAATTGATTTTGGCGACATTCGCGCCAGCTACAAATAAGGACCAAGAACATGCTTGACTGGCATCCAAGAAAAGACCCTCCCGAACGCGTCGGCGTCGAAATCCTGCTGGCTTTTGAGTGCTTTGGCTCCGAAAATCACCCTACGCAACCAAAGCAATTTTTGCGTTGGGAATACGAAGTGATAGAAGTTGCGAATTTCGATTCCGCTCATGAACTGGAAGTCGGTTGGCCCGCCAACGAGGCGTCTTGCTGGGCATACATACCAAACCCCAAAACATAAGGACCGATGATATGGCACAAGAAATTTGGGTGATGAAGGCCACCTACGAAAAGAACGCAAACGACGGAATATCCTACCACACGTCCAAATCAGACTTGGCCGAAAGCGTCATGCAGGCCGAAGCTGTTGGCGGTCACGTTCAAGTCTACAAGTGCGTCCCCGTAAAGCATGAGGCGTTTATGGAGCGTGCAGGCATAGAAATTTCAGAAGCATAAAAGGACTACTTTCTGTCATGAAGCGCAGCATAAATGACTACGAAACGCTACCATGCCCGCGCTGCGGCATTCCGGTAAGGCCGTCAACATTACGATCAAATAACGCCGTCCGGTATTATCATAAATGCGTGGATGGAAACCACCATAGCTGGACCATCAACGAAGATGGCGACATTGCAAATGAACTGACTACATAAAAGGACACGAAACAGATGAGTGACCTGACGCAAAAGCCACATCCCATGAATGGCCCTCCGCTCCCTGTGCGTGAAGCGCAACTGGTGGAACGGGACGAGGATGAAAGTATTCAATCTTACAAAAGGCGATGCTGGCAGGCCGAGTTCTCCGCTGCCGTGCGCAAGATTGAAGACGTTCACGTTCGCAACGCATTAATCGCGCTACGACAGATCACATAAAAGGACCGCAGGTGATGGATAGACGGCACTGCGACGACATTGCAGACGACCTGACGCAACCCCAATGTTTGCGGGACTTCATCAACCACGCCCGCGCCCCCGCTCATGGGGCACTCCTTGACGCGCCCTGTCCCAATCTTTTCGCTGACTACCAAGGGAAGCGCGTGAAGGCTGTGATGGCGAGCCGACTTGGTGATTTGGGGGTGACGGAAAACCTGAACGCAGATCACGGGTATGACCATCGGGTCATGGTCGGTGAATTGACTAACTTTTCAGACACTCAGTAAAGGACCGAATGAAATGCCTGACGTAGACGACATGTGGGATGACGAAGAAGACCTTGCGCAATTCGCCGCTGCGCCTTCGCGCAAGCCGCGCTTGTGCCGGGACATTTACGAAAGCAACGTCAATGTTTTGCTTGGTGATCTGCGCCATAAGCTGAGCAAGGTGGAGTACGTTCGATCCACGGCAGAACCGGGCGGGGATTACGAACACACCGTAACAGCCTACGTGCGGACGCTACACGCCGCGCTTGATGCCGCCGAAAAACAGTTTCGGCTTGAACTTGAGCGCGACCAATAAAAGGACGCCAATCATGCCTGGCAAAAACGGACTAGACCGCCAAGACGACAACGGCACTTATCTTGAAGGCCCGCTGGAAGGTCAGACAAGCGTGCAAGTGTTGATTAGCGCGGATGCGACCCGATGGCTGCGACATGCGGTCAAGGAAGTCGGATACAGCTTTGAGGAACTGGTACGCATTTCCGCCGAAGAAGCAGCCCTTGGCCACGCCAAGTCGAACAAACTCATTTAAGGACCGCAGCCGATCAGATCAGCCCCGCATCATCTTAACCAATCATCACCCGCAAGGGCGTTTGAATATATGTGAAGGAACCCCCAGACAATCCGCCGCCGCGCCCGCGCCAAATGGGTAACGCGGCAAGCCAATCGCGGGGCTGTTCTGATCGGCTGAAACGACAAAAAACCCCGCGCCCAATCAAGGACGCGGGGTTTATCCGTCTCTGCCTTTTTCGCAGGACACGTTGATGAAAAGCACCTTTGCGCCCAGTTCCTCCGCAAGCGCCAAAATGGCGTCATGCTGGCCCTCAATGCGCGTTCGGCACTCCATGGGCGTCAGGTATGGACCTTGCGACCCACGGCGGCAATCTGCGCCTGTGGCGTCCAGTTGCAGGCATATGCTGATGACCATGAGCCACATCAGCCCAGAACCTCTGCAATCGCCTCAATCTTGCCGTTTGCGCAGGTCGCGCTGCGTAGGTGTTCGGTTGCCAGCGCGGCAAGTTCATTGACCGTCTGCACCTGGCGGGCGCTGATCGGGCATGGCGTCAGGGTCTCTGTAGGAATGTCCGGCTTGATGAACGTCGTTTCAGTCGCGCAAGCCGTTAAGAAGATCGGCAAGGTCAGGATCAAGAGCCGCATCGGGAATACCTCCTGTCAAAAGGGTTTCAATTTTAGCGGCCATGTCTGCGCTTTCCTGCGCAAACCGTGCCGCGCGCGCTTTCTCAACATCGCGCGCAAGGGCTGACTGTTCTGCCCGCGCCTGGTACGCCGCAACCGACCGCTCAAGGCTGGCGTTTTTGACTGTCAGGGACGCATTGGCCCGCATCAGCCACATTGACCACCCGCCAAGGGCAAGAGCCAATGACAGGGCCGCATAGAGGGCGCATCGGGCAATCATTGCTCTTGATCCACAAGGCGACCAAAGACGCCCGCAATCGCAATCACAACAGCCGCAACCGCTAGCCACTCAGCAGGCACCTGTCTGCGCATTTCATCCGGCACCGCAAGCCATGCCGCAGGCGCGGCCCCCGATAGGGTCAGGCACCAGACCGAAAACCAACGCCAGGCGTTCTGCCATCCTTCAACCAACTTCATTTCGTGACCTTTCCAAACAGGGCCAGCAATGCCATCCACCATGGCCTTTTTGCGGGCGTGGGGTTAATCTTTTCGTAATCAATGGCTGGGGGCTTTGGCGCATCGGCATCGGCCAACACCGCTTCGATCACGCCGCGAATATCGCGCCGGATTGCGCTGCTCCAAACGGGCGAACGTCTGGATGACATTTTGGTGTATTCGGTGATTTTGCCGTCACCCGCCCAAACGCCATCAAAAAACAGGTCGCGTTCTTCGCCGCGTCGGCGGATGATTTCTTTCGGCTTGTTGTAGAGCATGAACGCCGCCCGTGCGCCCGACACGTCACCCGCTTTGAACCGCTTGACCCAACTGGCCCGCTTGATCGCGCCCGTGTTCCAGTGGAAACTCAGCGCGGCGGTAAACTGCGCCTCCGACAGCAGATAGCCTTTGAACACCTCGCGCACATCGTCGGCGTAGCGTTCCAGCGCCCAAAGAAATATCTCCATGCAGTGCTGCATCGTTTGCGGGTTGTTGATGTAGCGGTCAACATTGTGCCCGGTGGCGCTGGTCAGGCCGACGCTCCACGTATTCACGCCCACGCTGTCCACATAGGTTGAGCGAATAACTGCTTCGTGGTGCGCCACTTCAAGCGCAATGCGGGGGGTGATTTTCATGGGGGTGTCCTTAGATTAACGGTTCAAGTCGATGGAAAACCTTGTCCACCTTCTTGTTATCGCAGAAGTGCTGCGTTCTGATTTCGACCCAATCGTAAACGTCAGGGGGTGCATCAAACGAAATGCGCAATGTCTGATGGCCTGCGGTTCGGTCCTCATTCAGCGGTGGCCCGTCCAGATCACGCCAGCGCAGAAAGCGGGTTTCCCCTATGACGCTGCCGACAACCTCAAGCCGCTTAAACTGGCAGTCGCCCTTGGTGAAATTCGCCACCACCTCGACCGTGTTGCCCTCGCGCTCCACGCGCAAAACGTCAACATCGCTGTATGCCGTCGGAGGCAGGTTGATCCAATAGGCGAAGGCCAGAACGCACAATGACGCAAAAAGCATGGCCCGGCTTTCGACCTTGCTTATTACAAGGCCAGCCATTGCCGCACCTTTTCCGCCACTTGCTCCCACGCCGTGATGGCCCCCGCGAACGCCGCCAAAAGAAAAATTGCCCACTTTGCGAACCGCCCGAAAAACTGAAAACCCTTGAAAGCCTCGACCATCGTGCGAAGCGCTTTTATATCCGCCGGGGAAAAGTCGGGGTCTTGTTCCGCTTTTTCGATCATCCGACGTAACGCCGATAACTCGGTTTCCGTCCATTTGTCCGTCATTCATTTTCCGCCTATGCCCGTGCGTTGGTCGTCGGCTTACTGCTTTCAGCCTGTTGAATGCGCTTATGCGCTTCTGGATATTTAGGAGTATTCATTTATGAAATGCCTTGCTTTCAAGGCATTTCATCAAACGATTTTTAGCGTTCCGCTGTCATTCCATACCGCGCCAGCAGGCAGCCCGACGGAACTCGTAGCCAAGCCCGTGAATATCAAATCGTCAGATGTATTTAACTCAATTGACCCATTGCTATCTAGTTCAATTTTTCCGGTTGTAATGTTCAAAAATCCAATCGTTGTGCCAGACCGAACTAGAGTTATAGCCGGGCCATTGTTCCCGGTTCTGTTTAGCGTTATCGGTGTGATTTGATGGCTTGCTATGGAGAGACCCGTTCCGGTGCTGTAAAACAAGCCAGAGTCTGCGCTGGTGTCGGAAGAGTTTCCCCCCAGTGTTGTGTCAAAACTTCCGGCGTGTATTTCCTTTAGAGGCTCCCCAAAGACAAGAAAAGAAGGCGTTGACGGGTCGGCGGCTGATCCAACAGAACTTGAAAAGAAGACCATGTTTGATCGATCAGGACTAGCATCTGCAAATTGCACTTGCTCCACATCGGCCCCGCCTCTTGAATAACCTGACAGCCTCAAGCCCTTAATACCCGTTGCCACGCTCACAGGATAAGCGCCCGCGACTGCGGAGTCCCATCGAACCTCAGCTTCAATGATTTGCGTATTTGAGCGCCGCACATCAAAGGCAATGCTGCCAATATTACCCGCGCGGCAGTGAACAAGCGCTGTATCTGTTCCGTCAATGTAAAAGCCTGTTGGCGGGTTGGAGCCGCCGAAAGTGCGAACATCCGTAAACTTGTTTCCGCCAGCTTCGATTTGCACACATGCTGTTGTCGCGTTTGATGCGTTAGTGCCGTAAAAGAAATTATCAACCGCACCCGCACGAAGGTGAAGCGAATACGCTGCCGCATTACCTGCGGTGAAGTTGCAGGCGCGGATGGTGTTGCTGTTGAATGTTTCACCCGAATTTGTCGCTGGTCCTGCAACAAAACAGGCAACATTTGGATTAATGCAATCCAATCCAGAAAATTCTCCGTATCCGTTTTCTTCAATTTCAATGCAATAATTTGCAAGGTTGTTTGCGTTAACTCTAATATCTCGGATGCAAACCCCGGTTGAATTTCCGGTTGTTTTGTAAAGAATGGCGTTAGAGACACCAGACAGCCCCTTGATTTCTGTGATCCTGCGCCCCGCGCCCTGAATTATTGTCTCCGCAGGGATAAGGAGGTCTTGCCCTGTTAGATAAATCCCTGCGGGTATGTGAAGCGAAGAACCCTCGGCGGCATTTATCGCAGCCTGCAAGGCAGGGCCATCGTCCGTTGAGTTGTCGCCCTTGGCCCCAAACGATTTTGCATTGTAGATGCCAACCGACGCGGGCTGGATGTAAAGTTTTGTGCCGTCCGATCTGGTGGCGTTATTATCAGTCGCCCCAGACGCCGCAATGGTGGCGGCAAACCGCTCTGTTTTTGTGTTGATCTCCTGCCCCTCTACATATGAAGTTGTATCGGAAAACAGTGCGTCAATATCCGACAAGAAAACCGGGTCATCCGGCCTGTCAGCCATGCGAACGCTGTCATTCTCATAAAGCGTGACGGCATCAGAACCCGAAACGCGGATTTTGTACGTTCCGGCAGCAAGGAATACTTGTTCAAACTCGCCCGCAGCATTGGCAACAAGGGGGTGCGCCTGCGCCGTTGTGAGGCTGCTGTCGCTGTACGTCGTGACGGGCGTGGTTGTGCCTGCCTCGAATACATAGAGCAACGCGCCAGATGCAGCATCGCCGTTGGCATCAAGGCCACGAATAAACGGATTAACTAGAGTGGCCATGTGGCCCCCTTTCTAAAAGTGTGAATGTTGATTTTTGGTGTTAGCCGCCGATTTGGAAGTGCGGCCCGTCGCGCATTTTCCAACCGCCGCCCCAGGTCACAGGAACGCCGCGCTGTTGCGCAATGCGCTGCACGATATTGTTAAATTGGCCGTATCGGTCAAAGTCCCAATTGGCCTTGCCGCCCTCGATCAAGGCGACGTCAATCGCATTGCCTTTGATGTGTTGGCTGTTGAGCGTGTTGGTCACGATGTTGCCTGGCGCTGTTCGGCCTTGCGCGTAAAGCGCCGCCTGCCGCTCTTGCGTCCTCATGCCCTCGGTGATCCGCCAGCCCTCGCCCGCCTCAACCATCGCCGCTTCGATGACCTCACGCAGTTGCGGGTTAACGCCGCCCAGATTAACACCGCCGTTGCCCGTGGGTGTCGCCCCGGCCTTCGCCGCTGCGTCCAAGGCATCGGCCCCCGCCAGCGCATTAGCTGCAGCGACCGTTGGCCCGCCATTGTCCCGCATTGCCGCGAACATGTTGCTAGGCTGCTGCGGGCGCTGCTGTTGCATCTGCGCAAGCGCATTGAACGGGCGCATATAGTTGCCCGCCGTGTCGATCTCTGTTTGACGCATGTTACCGTCCTTGTTGATTTATCGCGGCAAGTGGTTATTTATGAGATATGGAAACTCAAACCAGATTGTATCGCGTCACGCGCACCGCTTTCTTCGCGGCGTCGATCATTGCGATACCCGTTTTCCTGTTTTCATATCTGCACATGCTGCGGCTTCTTTTCGACAGCCAGCCCGCTTGGGTGTTTGTCTTGGTCGGCCTGAGCCACTTCGTTACCTGGATAGCGTTTGCGTTGCTGCATGACTTCCGGCGAGAAAGGCAGAACCTGCCACCGTATTACCAACAAACGCCGCCTGCTGATCCGTCAACCGCTGACCGTTCATAGCCTTTTCAACCATTTTCAGAGCAGACCGCGCTTTCCGGCCCCGCGTCTGAGCAAGGGCCGTTGCGATTTCTTCAAAGATACCAGACTCGCGCAACGCCTGCGCCTCTTGGGTCGATCCTGTGAAAATCTGAACAAAGCGCTTTGAAGCGTTCAACGGCTCACCGCTCCCCAGAACCTCAAGCATTCCCGGCGCGGATTGCTCCCTAACGCCGCCTTGGATGCTTTGCCTGATGGCTGTCTTTGAGTTTGCAGACAGAGCGGCCCGCAGTTCAAAGGCAACGATGGTGGGGTCAAGACGGTCAAAGAACTCTTCTGACTTCTTTTTCCCAAGCGCCATTGTTAGTTTTTGGCGACTTGCTCGGCTGGAAACCTCTCGCAGCAACTTCATGGCCTCGCGGGCGTCGGTGTTCGGGTCTGAAATGGTCGCGGATACATTGGCCAAAGTGTCGTCAAGATATGTTCTCACGCCCTGCAGTGTCGCCCTGCGCTCTGCCTTTGTGGCGTTAGCCAGCGCTGCCGCCACGTCCTCGCGCTTCGTGCCGCTGCGCAGAAGTGCGTAGCCTGCGTCGCCCGCCTTGACGCGACTGATGGCGTCTGCCGCCACGTTTAGCGCCTCCTCGTACTCAGGCACGGCACCCTTCAAGGCGTTGCGGATGTTGGTTGCAAGCGCATTGTAGCCAGCCCCAAGGGGGGTCTGTCCGCCAAGCTTGCCCTGGCCGTCTGCCTTGTCGGCCACGCCCTTCAAGGCCCGCGTGATGTAGTCGATCTGGCGCACGTCCGGCAGGGTGTCAAAAGTGACCTTTCCGTCATCCCCAACGCGGGCGATGATCTGCGCACTTTCCTCGCCGTTAATCCGCATCAACTCATTGGCATCTTTGATCGCGCTCTTGGGAACACGTTTCAAAAGACCCTCGATCATTCGGCCACGCCCTTGCGAGTAATCAATTGGCTGCGCATAGGCGTTGTCGTAAAAGCTGCTCCGTTCACCAGACGTTTCCTTGCGCACGTCTGCCGCCATTTTCTTGATGCCGGACGGCTTGCCGAATGTCGCGTCAAGCGTCTTCGTCAAGTCCCTCGACACGGCAGCTACGCGCCCGTCAACAGCGTCACGCGCAATCTTGCCCGCCGCCCCGCCAGTGTTCGCCGCAGCGTCCAGCAACTCAGCCGCAGGCTGTCCCGCGTCCGCAAGCATTGCGTCCGGCCCGGCGCGTCTTAGCGCCTCTGCCGCTTGATCCATATCACCCGCATCAAGGGCGTTTTTCACAACCCTTGCCGCTGGTGCGGATATGCTCAACTGCTTTGCAATCACTGAAACGTCAGACCCTTTGAGATAAGTCAAAGCCCGCTTGATGCCTTCGCCCGCAAAAGGTGCAGCCGTTCCAAGAACGCCGCCCGCAATGCCGCCAAAGATGCCGCCTTGCTGCGCATTTCCTAGCCTGTCGCCTTCCTTGCCTGCCCCGTAGAAAGCGCCTTCCAACGCCCCGACGACAGCCCCGCCAAGGCCCGACTGAATTGCCCTTGTGCCTAGCGTCTTGCCCGCCTGTGCAATCAGCGATGGCCCTGCAGCAACAGCAAGAGGCACCGCGCCCGCGACTGTCCCGCCAAGCCCAAGGGCCGCGCTTTCAATCGGGTTTTCCCGGTCCATTGCACCAGATGCCGCCCGCACACCTTGCCGGGCATCCTCGCCAAACATAGCGCCTGCAGCTTCATCAACATACGACCCGACAAAAGGAACGCCCTCGGCAGCTTTGATTGCCCTCGACGCAATCGGTGCCTGATCAATCGTCTGCTGATCAAACCCGCTTCTCGAAACATCTGCAGGCGTTGCCCCTTGCATGATTTTCTCAATCTGCGCGGGGTCCGTTGTGGCATATGCCGGGCTGGTAAAGCCTAGATTGCCGTCCTGCCCCCGGTAAATAATACCGCCGTCGTCCGTCGTCGCAACAACATCGCGCGGGGGCGCTGCTGCCGCCCCCACGATGGGTGCATCCTGCCAAGACGGTTTTGCCTGCTGCCCGACGATGGGCGCATCCTGCCAGCCTGCCATTATGGTTTCCTCCGTTGCGTGCCATCGGGGGCAATAAACACCGAACCTGACGGCAGCGCATCATATCCAGATTGGTCTGATATTGACGGCATCTCAGGCGGGGTTGCGCTTTGCTGCTCTGCCCAGCCAACCGGGCGCTGTGCCGCAACCGAAAGAATATCTTTCAACTCAACCAGCGCCTGGCGGTAATCTTGTGGCGACTGCGCACTATCCAAGCGGCCAATGGCATCCGTTGCCTTCTCGCCTTCTATCTCGGTGATTTGCCCCGCGCCCTTTAGGCTTTCAAAGGCTTGCAGGAACGCCTGCCCGTTGAGTTGCTTGACCCTTGTGCCGAAACGGCGCTGGTCTGTGCCGGGTATGTTCTGCGTCCAGGCAAGCATTCCCGTTGCCGTGTCCAATGCTGGGTCATTCAGAATGCCTTCAATCGTGCCAAGCATCGCTGCAGGGCTGGACGGGTTAGAGGCATCTGTAGGGTCGCTGTTGCCGCCGCCAATGGACACAAGGGGCTTGCCCGTCGTTGGGTCGTAAACGATTGTTCCTTTGCCTTTTTTGGCCTGCTCATAGTCAAGGCGCGACAACGGCTGACGGCCTGCCGCTTGTTCCTCTGATAAATATCTGCCGTATTCATCCGCAGGCTTTGGTGCCGCGTTGAACTCGCGCACATCCGCAAGTGCATCAAAAACTGTCTTATACTTGCGCAAGATTGCAGGTGCTTGATCCAAGGACGCAATCGGTTGTTCTCCCGCCGCCTGCAAGACGCTGTTAAACCCTGCAAGGTCGCCACTTTCAAAAAACGGAATTGCCTGCATCAGACCCGCCTCAACCTGCGCTGCCGCCTGTTGCCGCTCAACCTCACTCATGGCCGCTGTGCTTTCTTTCAGACGTAGCCGGAGCGCCTGCTCTGCACGGCTGTCAGATGCCGCATTGCGCCCGCGCTGATACGTCCGGTCCTCGCGCTGCGCAGCCCGGTCCTGCAATTGCATTCCCGTTTGCGGATCAAGGCCCATGATTTGTTGCTGGACCGCAGGGTCATTGATGTCTTGCGTGGCAAAGATGTTGCGCAGCTTGAATTGATCATTCGCCTGCCGCATTTGCAGACCAGCCTGCACACCGCCCGTCATGCCCGCGAAGAAGTTCTGGCCTACTTTGATTGGCGTCTGTTCCATTACGATGCCCCCCCGAATGGGTTAAATGCGGGCTTGATGCCAAGGCCGGGGTTTTTCCCAAGGTAGCCGCTGTTTGCCATGCCGTAGATGTTCGACATGTTGTTGATGCCGCCTGCAAAGGCATTGCCCACGCCGATTGCGCCCTGCGCCTGCGCATTCCCGCGATTAAATGCGTTTGCGCTCACGCCGCTGGCATAGTTGTTGCCCGCGCTGATTTGCGCCTGCGTGGCGTTCTGGCCCGTTCCAGCAAGGCCGCGCATTGCGTTCATTTGGTCCTGATATACGCCATAAGAGCGGTTAAATTGGTCTGTCTCGCGGCCCACAAAATTGCCGTATTCCTGCGACCCGATGCCCTGCCCAAACCGCATGGCGTCCTTGGCTGCAGCGCCTGAGAAACGCATACCCCGCGCCGATGCCATCCGCTCCATGGCCTTGTTACCTTCGTCCAGGCGGAACTGATAGCCGGGCGATGCCTCAAAAGCCTGCTGGGAAAAGTCAAGGTTCGCGTCGGGCTTGTTCAGCGGCGTATAGTCGAAAGCGTTCTGCGGCTGGCTGTCGATATAGCCCTGCGCGTCCGCGCGCGTGTCAAACGACTGCCCGTTGACCGAAAATTGCATAGGGCTTTCGTTCGCAACCTGGCGCGTACCTGTCTGCTCACCCTCACCGCGTCCGCCCTGCGCATAGATCGCTTCTGTGCTGTAGGTCGGCCCGCTGCCCGTCTGTGTGATCTGCATCGGCCCGTTGCCGCCCGTGCTGGGGCGTGGCCCTAGACCGCTCTCGAACGCCAAGGCCGCAAGGGCGTTGTTGCCGATGTTGCGTTGCGGTTCTGTCAGCGCGACTTGCTGGTCAAAAATATAGCGCTGCGTTTCGTCGGCTTTATCCGCCGCCGCCGCTTGTGACTTTGCAGCCTTGCTTGCGGAAACGCCCTGAATAACGGAGCCGCCAAGTGATGCGCCTGCCAGCCCTAGCATTGGATTAGGCATTATTGAACTCCTGCCAAATTTCGCTAGGGCTTTCGCCGTAGCTTCTATAGATTTCTGGGCCGACCTTAACCGCCCACTCATCGCCGCCGCATATCCACGCGATGACATGCAAAACGTCATAGTAACCCGCCCGCAACATGTAGCTTTTGCACACGTCTGAGGCTGTCCCACGGTCAAGCACGTTGGAGGCTGACCACTTGAGATAAAGGCCCAGCAGCGCTGGCCTTAAAATGTGCGCATTTTGCGCGAAAAAGGGCTGATATTCCTTGCCAAAGGCCAGCCAAGACAACAGAGCGTTGTGGTTTTCACACTTGCCACTGTCCTCCAGGTCGTCCCATTCCTGAATTGCAGTCCATAACTGCGCTGCGAACGTGCAGGCGTCAGCGTTGCCATTGAACCAAACTGCAAAATGATCGTTCATGGTTGCTGCGGTCACGCCGTTTTATACCCGTCAATCTTGACGTTGATCGTTGCCGCCGTTGATGCCGTTGCATCAAGCGTATCTGCCGCGTCCAGGACCGTGCCCAGATAGGCGTGAAGCGTCACCGTTTCATGCGGCCCCAAGGTCACGCCCTTGGCGATTTGTGTGCTGCCGAAAAACAGGTCAAGCGTTTCGACCGTCGCCGCTGTATTGTACGCCTCTGCATAGGTGATTGTCGTCACCGTGGCGGCGGGGCTTGTGACCAGCGTCGTGGACGTGGCCCCCGGCTGTCCGGTGTAAAGATTGCTCTGCGTGCCCATTATGTTTTCACCATCCAGTTAACGCCAAAAACAGGCGGAATAATGCTAAACGGCTGCTGATCGCCGTTGTCTTGCGTTGATATGTTTGATCGCGCCCGCTCGACCTTGATTTCAGCCCGGCCCTTCATGACGTCGCCGCTGACTTCTGCGGGGTCAATCTCAAGGTCTGTTGTCGCGGAATTGACAGAAATGCCCGTCGTCGCGGAATTGGTTGCGCCAGACGCAGGCGTGTTATGATCGCCGCCATCGGCTGATTGATTTACCGCTGTTGATTTTGCTATGCCTGCGTGGGTGTGGCCTGGGTCGTTGATTGTGTGCGTGTGGGCGCTCTCAGTTACTTCGTGCGTGTGGCTCTGCGCCTGGAAGCCGTGGCCATGGCCCTTATCCGTCGCGCCGTGCGTGTGGCCCTTATCTGCAACGGCATGGTTGTGCGTGGGCAGTTCCGTTGTGGTCAGCGTGACCGTTGCCGCGCCCGCCGTGCCGTTAAGCGAAACCAAAGCCCCCGCGCCCATAGCGATGCGGTCGGAATAATCCGGCAGGGTGATGTATCCACCCGTCGCGCCGAATATCTCGGCCAAGTCGGGATAAAGTCGTTCCTCGACAAGCTGCCCGTTTAGAAACAGCCACCCGTCAGGCTCGACTGATGCCGCTGTCATGCGGATTGTTCCGGCCCCGTCGCGCATGTCCTGCACTCTGATGCGGAAACTGTCTAACCAGCGCAGAAATTCGCGGGTGATAAAGACCTTGCCGCCCTTAACGTCCCCAATGTGCGTGTCCCCACGCGGGGCAACGCTGGGAATGTTACGACTAAGCCAGGTCATACTGCACCCCGTGCAAGTCGCTACCCACCGCGTCGGTGATGCTTACCCGCACCTGAAACCGCTGGAACGCGCCAAGGCCGTGCCACTCTGCAGGCTTGCTGTAATCACCCAAGGCACCAAAGCTGCGCCACATTTCAGGCGACCATGTGCGCCCGTCTCTGGATGTTTCAAGCATTACCTGCGGGTCCGTATCGCCCGCCGTGCCGCCGCTGATTTGCATGTGAATGCGCTTCACCCGGACGTGTTCGGCATTATATGCCGGAACGGATACCGCCCTGCGCAATATTGTTTCGCCGTCGTCGGTGTATGTGTTTTCGTCCAGCGTGACGATCTTGCCCGTATCGGTGCCGTAGTATTGCTGAGACCCAACACGGCACCCGCACACAACATACCAAGGCTGACCTTCAACGCCCGTGGTGCGCTCATGCCAAAGGCCCGTTGTCATGTCGTAGCAGAGCGTATTTCCGCTGGTCATGCGGATGGCGTAAAACTTATGTCCGCGTTCCTCGAAGGCAATCGCGCTGTGGATTTCACCCGCCCGCAAGTCTTCCTCAACATCGCGGGTGCTGATGACCTGGGGCGCAACGCCTGTGGCGCGATATGCCACCAGATCGTCGCCGACAAAGAAGACCGCGTTGTCCTCTTTGGCGATGGTTGTCGCCTTGTGCAGACCTCGCTCAATCTTTGCCCCGCTGTTGCGGGCGAATGGAAAATCTGCATCGCCGCTGTTGTACCAGACTTCTAGGCTCTTGCTGCCAAACATCCAGACTTCACCGTGGTCTGAAATGGTGGCAAGCAGCCCGTCCGCATCGCTTTCAGCGGCAGCAAAGTCCAACCCCGCGAATGTCGTCGCGTCGTCCAGGCCCGAAACCGTGATTAAGTCCTTTCGGCCCTGGCCCTCGCCCACGACAACAATATACCCGTCCAATGCCGTCAGCCAAACGGGTGCTGTTACCGCGCCTGTTGCGTGGCTTGTGAGCGTTGCGCCATCGCTGACATAGTAGGTATTCCCGACGATCAGCGCAATTTGCGTGGCGTTCTGCGCAACGGATACATGCTCACTTTTGCCGACTGCGCCGATCACCGCGACCGTTGATCCGACCACTTTGACCAGATTGCCGTTTGCAACCGCGTAAAGGACGCCGCCAAAGCCGAAAACAGCCCGCACAGAGCCGATTACATCAGCCTGGGCCACTGTGCCCCCCCGCGCCATAAGAGACGCAGCAGAAACGCCCTCCGTGGCTCTGGCAAACCAGTTTATGCAGCGCTCTCCGCTGTATCCACGGTTTGACGCTGTTTTGGTGGCAAATGGAATTAGGGGCATCAGTAGAACGCCGCCCGCTGGCCCGCTTCGGCCTCGGCAGTCGTGACCGTGCCGTCGCTGTCGGTATCGCGGCGGTCTGTCCGGTCGTCCGGCAACAGCGCGGCCCTGATCCGCGTCAATGCCCGTGAACGCGATGGCGCGGGAAACCCATAGGTAGACGCAATCTCAGACGCCACCATATCCGCAAACGCCAGAAAGATGTCATCCGGCACCGTCTCAATGGTCCAAGCGATTGTTAGCCCGTGCTGGTCTGACAGTTCGTCAAGGACGCCCTGCATCGCTGTCACTGCATACGCCTTGTCCTCGGCGGTCGGGTCGTCCGACAAGGAACAGACGCCGATCACGCGCAAGGCTCTGGTTGAAACGTCCAGGCTGGTTTTAGTCACTGGCTTTGACCTTCTTCGGGCCGCGCTTCACTTGCTCAAAGTAATCAAGCGCAGCAATCTTTTCCGCCAATGGTTCATTGTCCGAAAGGTCCACCGCCTTGCCCTTTTCAAAGCAAACGCCGCGCAGCGTGATTTCGTACAGATCGCCCGTGTATTTGAATTTCATCTTAGTGCCTCCTAAGCATAGGAAAGGGGCCAGTTTCCCGGCCCCTCAAGATATTTAGGAGTCTGCGACGGATGCAAAGAAACCCGTAACGACGCCATGGTCTTTCAGGTCTGCGGTGTCGGTCGTACCGGAGCCGAACACCATCTTTTCAATGCCGCCCATTTCCATAATCGCGCAGCCCTTCTTGCGGCCATAGTCAAACGTCTCCTCGGCTGACTTCCAGCGCGATGCCACGCCATAGCCAAGCGCCTGGGCACCACAGAAGTAAACCGGGGCCACGTCAATGGCCGCAGCGCCAACGCCGGAGATTACCGCAATGTCATGGATTTCCTTGAAAATCATGCCATCCCATTCGATGTCGCCGCCCTTGAACAGCTTCTCGTTCTGCATA